CCCCGTAACCAAATACGGCGAGCAAGAGAGGCGACCTCCGTAACTTGTTTATCCTCGCAAACGGACTTGCGCCCCCAACGAGTCTCCCGTGTTAGGCTGCTACGGGAAGCACTGAAATCTCACTGTCTGCATGTCGAGCATTCCTGCCTTACGGCGGGGCCACTTGCCGTTTCACAACGGGAGCAACCTTTGCGGGTAGCCTCTTTGACTGAGTAGGCTAAGAATCAGGACATGAAAAAGCCCGAACTCCGGGGTGAGAAACGGAAATTCGGGCTTTTGCTTCGGATTTCTTGGATTGCTCCAGTCTCACCCGAAGCCACGCTCTTTCAAGCTGGCGTCACATTAACAACTTGCCCTCACCCGCGCAAGTGATATTCTCCGAAATTATGGCAAGTAGCACACTTTTCCTTTCGCGAAAGAACGGCAGATTCTTCAAATACGACGACGTTTCGGCGGTGTATCTCTCTGGCTCAACCACAGCCTACGCTGGCGTCACAGGGGTCGATTCCACGGATGTAGTCACCTTTGCCGGTGCAACGCTGTCAGACGGCCTGCAAATCACCTTCACGCAGCTTACAGGAGGCTCCAACGTCACTACGAACCGGGTCTATTTCGCCCGAGACAGCTCCGGCGCTACCTGCAAGCTGGCCGAAACCCTCGGCGGAACTGCGGTCAACCTCGGCTCCAACATCACCTCTGGCTACGCGATCATCCAACGGGACGAAATCCGGGTCTGGTCGAGCGAGTTTCGGGATATTTTCACGAATACGACGACTCTCTGGCCTGAGACTGGCGTTACTCCGGGTTTCACAGCCCCCGGCTCTTTTGTAGGCGCTGCCGCAGTCATCCCGAGCGTTTTCACAGGCGGCGGCGGAAGCACTACTACGCTAACTGGGGGCCTTGCGGTGGAGGGAGAAGCTGACCTCCGGGCCTCAGTCTCCGACGAAATCAACCATCAGCCCCTCCGGCAGACTTTCCTCGCCCGCACACACTGGATTTTCACCATTGAGAATGGCACCCCCGCCTCTCTGGCCGCTGAATGGCAGACTGGCGATGTCATCGCTCCGTATCCCCCGAACACCGTCTAATGGCCTCGAATTTCCAGCTACTCCCGACGCCAGACCCGAACGAGTTCATGTTCTCGGTGTCGGTGCCTGACCAAAAGATCAACCCGGAGCTGTTCCTGTCGCCCGAGAAGCCACTTTTGCAGGCCGGGGTGACTCGCTACAAGGAGTTCCTTTGGGCTGTCAACGGTGAGCGCGCCAATGAGAAATGGGGCGATTACATCTATGTCTCCTGCTCCAAGGCTGGGGCTGGCTTCATTTCCTTCCTGTTCGGCAAATCAAAGACCGAGAACTCCAAGGATGGTTTAGGCACCAAGAACAAGCCCTTCAAGGTCTTCCCTGACACGCAGAACTACACTTGGCCTGCGGTTCTACTCGACCTCTACGCCATCGAGACGAATGCCTTCCCGCTGGCGATCAATAACGGCGCTAGTATCGTCACGACGCCACGTATTCTGCCGCGCTACAAGTTCATTCCAGAGGTCAACTACAACTCGACCATCATCGTCCGGCAGTTCCTCTCTCCGACGCCGTGGAGCGAGGCTGACCTGACCCATGAGCAGCCGGTGCCTACGGACGTGAATGGCTCCTACATCGGCGTTTCCATGGACTTTGTTCGCTGCCTGCATCCCACGGTTGTCTTTCCAGAGCAGCAATACACAGCGGAAATCATCGTTGGAGTGGGCGTTCAAAACCCTCCTCCGGGGCGCAATCCGAACAAGACGATCATTCCGGCGACCAATTTCATCGACTGGGAGAGCTTCATCCTCCGCGACACGCAGCAGTATGTGAACGGCATGTGGCTACGCGAGCAGGTGGAAATCTTCCCGCCTCCGCAGCCTGAAGAGACGATCCAATGATTACTACCGCAAACGGCACGTATGGCCCTGATGCCAGCCCGTATCAGTCCGCTCCCAAGGAATACGGAGTCGGAGGCCTGATTGCGAACCGCCAGCGTGGGTCAGACCAAGTTACCATCCGGCAGCAGGCTAGGCCGGTGGTGAGGATTGATAACTCGTTTGACGCAACGCCTTCGTTGCAGGTGGTGCCGATTCGGGTTGGGACGTATCTGTCTATCGTTGGTGGAGTGGTTACGTATGTGGGCGGAGAGCCAGAGCCTCCAGTGACGACCACGGCGGCTCCAACAACGGGAGCGCCAACGACATTGCCTCCGACAACTGTTCCGCCGACCACGGTTGCTCCCACGACCCTTCCGCCGACAACTTTGCCTCCGACGACCTTGCCGCCGACTACGCTGCCACCCACAACTTTGCCGCCGACTACGGTTCCGCCTACAACTTTACCGCCAACTACACTTCCGCCGACGACTTTGCCGCCTACGACAGTTCCTCCAAGCACGGACCCTCCAACGACACCACCTCCGTAAATGGAATTGAGCATCGTCCTAGCCTCAAGGAACGAAACGTCCATGCTTTGCGTGACGGTTTTGTCCGCAGTGGAGGCCATCAAAGAATCCGGCGTCACGGCAGAAATCGTAGTCGTGGAAAACTCCGACGAGGATGTCCATCTAGCGGCGATGGATTGCCTAGCTGGGCAAATCAAGGAGGGCATCGTTCGGGTTGTCAGGCTTGAGAATCCATCCATCGCGAAGGCTATTCATCTGGCCCACGAAGAGGGAAAGGGCGAATACCTGTTCTACACAGACGCTCACACACTGATAGGCCACAATACGATTCCAGCCCTGCTAAAGTTCCACAAGGAACACAAGGATGATCCGATTGGCTTTGTCCACGCACCGATCCAATGGGCGCATCGCTCCTCCGCAACCAAGAGGACGCATCTTAGCGTTTCCAGAACTCCCTTGGGAGAATGGGCTGGCGCAACCCCCGTCGAAAAGCCATCCATGGTTCCGTGGAAGGGTATGCCCTACATGATCCGCAAATCGGTTTGGGCTGACATTGGAGGCTTAGGATGTTGCGCAGAGCACAACTTGGGATGGGGTGTTCTCTCCTATATCGGCATGAAGACTTGGATGCTTGGCTACGAAAACTGGGCAATACCGGATGGCGTAGTCTATCACTTCGGGGAGTGGCCCGAGAGAGTAAGGCCGCATGCTCAATACAGGACATACACCAACTCGGGAGAGAAGCCCGGACTAGCCAGAGCTGTTGCCCTTTACGTTTTTGGCGGCGAGGGGGCCTTGCGAAAACATTTCTCCAATGATAGGCTTGAAAGGTTCTTCAAGAATCCAGAATCTACCTTGGAGAGAGTGAAGCAAGTTGCCGAACTGGAACGAAAAGAAATCGCCGCTCGTCAGGTTAGAACCTTTGACAGCCTGTATGAAAACCCGCCTTGGAATATGACACCCGAACTCATCTCGCCCAAATACCGCCAGCTCAATCAAGACCTCCACCTCAATCCCGATGTCCGCTTTGGATACAAAGGCTGGGAACAGGCTGCTTTGGCAGAAGAACTGTATCGACAGCACGGATGCTCATCCGCTTTGGACTATGGCGCTGGCAAACAGACCTTCTCGAAGGAAATGCACAGCCGTGGAATTGAGGTGGCTGACTATGATCCATCTATCCCCGAGATTTCAGCCATGCCACAACCGGCAGACTTGGTGGTTTGCACAGATGTTTTGGAGCACGTTGAGCCAGAATACTTTGCCCGAGTCATGGACCACCTGCGCTCTTTGACTGGTAAATGCCTCATGGTTCGAGTTTGCCTAGTCCCATGCACGTCGAAGACTCTGCCAGATGGTAGCGATCCTCATCGGATTGTGAAGGATGTTGGATGGTGGTTGGAAGCGTTCAGACGTGGATTTGATGTGTATGCCATCCATGAGTCCACCGACATGTATCTCACGGTCAGCTTGCTTCCTAATTAAGCCGCAAACAACTCCGCCAGCCCCATGAACCGTTTCTTCAACGGATTCACTTGCTTGCTGCCGTAGTTCCCCGGCTTGTCGATGCTGCTTAGGCCGTGGCGCTCGCGGCAAAGATCGAGAAGGATGAATGCCGAATCTGCAATGTCGGGCGAGCGTCCAATGCGCTTCTTCATATCCACCTTGGACTCCACCTTGATGCGTGATCCGCCATCCTGTGCCTTGGTGTCCTTGTATTTGCGGGAGACTAAATCCTCTGCCATTTCCTTCGTGATGTTGCGCAGTTGATCGCAGCGAATGAGTTCTTTGCCCACGCTCCAAATTTCGCTAACTTTTGAAGCGAATCGAACGCTGGATTTCTCGCGGTCAGCAGCGGACACTGGCCTATCAGAAGCCTTGCCGCCAAAGTCCACTCGAAGGAATCCGTTCGACCACTTCGACCAAATGGCATCGGAGAAAGTCTTGCCACCACCCGCACTGCTATCAACGGCCAAATTACTTATAGTAATTCCCTCCCGCTGACAAATCTCCTTCAGCTTCTCGACCATCTGCGTCGTTCGGTCCACATCCTTGCGCGTCACGTCCTCATCAAGCTCGATGTGCTTCTCAAAACGCAGGCGTTTCTTGCCGTCAACACACAGGCCAATAGACCCGATGGTGAGCACAGACTTATCCCCGCCCGTCGTGTGCGAGATGTCAAAGCCAGCTACCTTTGTAGGCACGCCTTGCCAGACGCAATCGGCAGGCACGCGAAGGAGTTCTCCGGGCGAGTAAATCGTCTCGTCATCGCCATCCAGAAGGAAGGCTCCTAGCACGCCTCGCCAGTATGCGCGAGAGTTCATGCCTAGACGCTCTCGTTTGTCTTTCAGCGCCTCCCTCGTCATCAGGAACGAGTAGATAGTCCGACCGTAAATGATGTTCGGCGAGGTTTCGATGTTCACGCGGCGAACGAACGCACCTTCACCCTCCCACGAATCCCATGTCGGATCGTATTTCTCCCAGCCTCCGTCCTTCGGTTTGCAGATTTCCCCAAAGTTGTCAAAAGGCGTATTGGCGTTTGCCAAGGCGATGAGCTGATAGTTCGGGTTCTGCGTCAAGTTTTCCTCGAAGGCATTGCGGATGGCGACACCAAGCTCCGCAGCCTCATCCATAATCACGATGATCTTACCACCGGGGCCGTGCTTTTGACCTCGAATAGCGCGGCTAGACTCTGCCTCCTTGGACTTTTCGCAGGCAAACAGGCGAATCCCGAACTTGTCGAGAGTCTGGCCTGTCTTGGTGTCCACGGACTTGATGCAGTGGCCGGACGAAATCAGCTTGCCGGGAGGTGGCGCTATCATCCCTGAGAAGAACTTTGTAATGCTCCCCCAAATTCGCCCGTCCGCGTCCTTGATGGTCGTGGTGTTCACCAGAACCACATTCGCAAACGGATTAGCCAGCCACCAAACGAGCGCATAGACCGCGAAGAACTCGGTCTTGCCGCCAGAACCACCAGACGTGACGGCGTAGCGTTTGTGCTTGAATGCGTCCTTGGCGTATTGAATGGCCCACGGATGCCAGATGAACGGCGTAGGCGAATCCTTGTAGTTCCAGATCAACTCCACGGCGTTCATGAAGTGCCGCCATGCAGGTAGCCCCTTCTCGTTCTTTGAGCCGTCTCGGTGGCGCTGAGAGCCAAACCGAAGCTGCATCAGCAAAAGCTCAACTTGGAGCTGGTTTTTAGCCCCTAGATTTTCCCGAAATCCCCATACGTTCAGCGGCCCTTTAGAGAACTGGACAACGTTAGATTTTGGAGGCGCTTTGGTCATTCGGGCATCGTATGTGCGAATTAACGTAAGGCAAGACTTGATCTTGAGGTTGGATTGGCGTAAGGTTGGAGCCTATGAGAGACTTTTCAGAACTCGAAAACGCCTGCGAAAGAGCCGCCGAACTTCAAAACAATGCCAACGAAAACGGCAGCAAATACAGGGGCATGACCTACGAGGATGGCTTGCGAGACGCACTTGATTGGGTTTGCGAATACATCGACGAAGACCCAACCAAATAAAATGGCTTCCGACAAACCCTAAAATTCCCGATTGCCCTCTCATCTCTATGACTGAACAAGAAAAGCAGGCCATAAAACTCATGGAGGTAATTCAAAGCGCCTCCGACGACTTGGACAAGTATCACTCCCTAACGGATGGTGAGCATACATGGAATCCGTGGCCCTACTTTCCAGAGCTTAGGGACAGTATGGCAGACGCTATCTGCTCTTTAGATAAGGCTCTCCAAAAGATTCGTCGAACTAGACCACAGGCTGAAGGTGTCAACATGGGGCCAAACTGGGTTGAGCGAATCAGTATTAATGATCCACGCTTGAATTGGGATGTTAGGCCGCCGCTAGTCACCATCAATGGCCTTGAGTATTATTTGTTGAGACAGTATGTGGCCAACCCATCGCTTCAGATTATACAAGAAGGCTCAAAAACGCTCACTCCAGTTATGGATATGGGACGCGCCCTAAATCCAGAGATATTAGATTTCATCTTTCAATCAATGAGCTTGGCGGGACGTGGGCTGAACGAAAAGTTTTTTCAGATGACAATCTTTTCAAGCCTAAAAGACACGAACAGTGCAATATCTGATTATATTGAAGATAGAAAACGAGGGGATTTTCGTGGGTTTTGGAGGCGTAAAGAGGGGGCGCAGATCGGAACAATACAAAAAGAAGTGCTTCCAGAAGAAGTTCATTTCCCATACTTAACGAAGTTCCTCCAGACGCCCAAATTCAACCTGATTGATGGCCTCTGGCACCCAGCAGAGGATGGCGAATACGAAGACGTGTTCTGCTGCATGGAAATGGTTCCATTTGCCTGTTCTATTCGGTTTAAATCGCTACCACCAGCTTAAAACCACCGATTGCCATCCAATTTCTATGAGCACAGTTCAGCGCATCATTCATCTTTTCTCTCGCAAATACGCACTTTTTGCCGGACACCCATACTATCCAGATGGAGGCGCGTGCGATTTCCGAGCTTTTGGCACGGTCGAAGGGCTAAAAAATCTCTACGCAGCTAAGGCCGATGAGTGGTCGCTGGAAAGTAGTGGATACGCAGAGCCTTGGGGGCAAATCGTAGATGTTGCGACGATGAACGTGCTATACGAAGCCAATCTTCATGTTTGGTCGCCTTTGCCAAAAGGGCAAAAACCGACAAGCCAACATGCTTGATTGTCGCCTTTGGTAAATCGCTCTTGCCAGCCTGATTCTAAGCATTAGAATCGAGTCCAAATGAGCACTGGACTCACCGTAGCGGACGCGAGAGCCGCACTTTATGCGCAAGTTGACCCGTCCGACCCTACGACGGGGCAGTTTTTGCCGTATTTAAACCAAGCGTGTGAGCGCATCATCAACTCAGGGAATTGGAAGAACTCTTACGGAAGAGTCGATTTTCAAGCCCCTACCGGCTACATTACCCTCCCTCGACGCTGGGAGTCCATTATCGGCGTCACCCGAGTCAATTACCCGACTGGAGTTTACCCCCGGATGATTGAGTTTATGACCTCGGGACCGGGGTATTTTGATGACACCGACATCGACCTCAAGACCATCATCGACCAATCGGACGTATGCACTCAGGAGGTCCAAGAGGAAGCTGGACTTATCCGTTTGACCATCTCGAATCCAGACGATGCTGGCCTGATTTGCCGCATTTACGGCTATGACGCGGACGGTGACGAGCTTTTCGACAGCGATGGACTGGCTGGAAAGAACCTGACTTTAGCTAATCCGACCGTCACCGGAACGGACAACATCTTCATCACGCAGATCGTCAAGCCTCGCACCAAGGGCACCGTAACCATTTCCTCGGTGACAAGTGGCACTCCGACTGTCCTTTCGGTTTACGAGCCTAGCGAGACGAACCCGATCTACCGCCGCTACAAGACCGGAACGATGGTTGCCCGCGAAGACGGCAAACCGTGGCTGCGCTGCATCTGCAAGCGTCGTTTTGTGCCCGCTGTGGCTGAAACTGACCTCATCTGGCCTGACAACATCGGCGCTCTAAAGCACGCCCTGATTGCCGTTCGCCTAGAGGACCAAGGCGCTTACGAGGAGGCTCAGGCCG